TTACTTTTCTTCTGGGAATAATTTGTTAATTGTTTCTTCGTCAACATCAATTCTTTCTTCAAATACTAAAGATCTAAAAGAATGATCTAATAGTTTACAATACCAATTATAAAATTCATCTTTTGTCGTTGGATGATAATTTGATAAATTAACATCGTTTATAGCGTAATCAAACATTTTTTCTCTTACTTCTGAATTTAAGTGTTTTGTGTATTTGTTGTGTTCTACAAATAATATGTCATACAAGTGCCATTCTAACAATATTTCTTTGTTTTCTCTTAGCATGTCTTCGAAACATATTTCTCCATTTGCAAATCCTTTTGCTTTTTCTTTGTAATTGTTGATAATTTGTTCTTTTAATTCTCTCATTTTTTATACCTCTTTTATTTTTTATTTGTAATCTTCTTGATTACAATTATATTATAATACGTGTATTATATAATGTCAATACTTTTTCTCAAAAATCTTCAAAATAATTTCAATTATTACAAAAATTACACAAATTCATTCTACGCTACTTATCACACTGATTATCAGCTTTTCGTACTTTAGCCATATAATTACACCCATACATATTAAAAAGCCTTATATATTCGCTCTGATGAGGTCATTTTCATCTGATAAATCAATTTGAACAATAAAAAAGAGGATAGCATAAAAGCTACCCTCAGTGTAATAAAAAATAAGTTACAAAATAATTTGAATCATACTATAAATTGTTTTTCCAATATTCCTACAAAGCATATATAATATTTTTATTATATTATATAGCTAATCTTCTTAGTACACACCATCGCTAAAAGTGATTACTCAACTTTACTCAACTTTACTCAACTTTTACTTTTCTTTATAACATTAACTATCTATCCAAAACAGTCTTAGACCCAAAATCATATATCCCACATGCAGCACCACCAAGTAACACTCCAGTAAGAATTGACTCTGGACTTAATCCCGACATAAGAAGATTTACACCTATTCCTATCACTAAAGATATTAAAGGTAGGTATCTTTTAACTCCTTCTCCAGTGACTCTTTTTATTACTTCAACTAACACCATTATACCTGCTAAAATCATTCCTTGTTCCATCATTACTTCTTCAACTCCTTTGCCACTTTAGTAACTTCTTCTAGAGTTGCCACTCTATTTCTCCCAAACACTTTTCTATTAGATCCTTTAATATCAAATCCTCCGACTTGTATAACATAATCTTCCTTATATATAGAAGCATCTTTAGTTTTTACAAGTGCTGCACCTTGTAAAGAATTTAAAAGAGCCTGTGCGTTTGCTAGGTCTCCATCATTCCAATAAGCAATTATTATATTTTTGTTTTTCATATTATCTCCTCCAGATTTAGGTTGTGGTTTAGCGTATCCATTAAGACCAGCATTTTTCATAATTTCAGGATAGTCTATATATGAATAGTTAGTGTCTACGCCACCTTCTCCAGTTGATGGTATCCCGGTAAATCTTCCTCTATTAGTAAACTGGTGCATACCAAAACTCTTAGAATAATCTACCCCTTTTCTCCAGTCAGCAATCCAAATATCAAAATCTTTTATTTGAGATTTGTCTAGCCACTGATCTATAAAGTACTTGTTACTATATATTCCTACATAATATCCAAGTCTTTCAAAATGCTTACAAAATCTCACTACAGCATTTGTTGCAGTTTGCTTGTTTTTACTTCTTCCTGTAAAGCTAAAGTCCTCTATATCATAATAGATGGGATACTCAAACTTTTTGCCCTTTAGTAACTTCTCAGTTGCTGCAATTTCTTTCTCCACGTTTAAATAACTCGCTACATATAACCCAACAGGTACTCCTGCCTTTTTACACTCAGCATAATTGTACTCAAAGGTTGGATCCACATACACACCATTAGCTCCAGACACTGCCCTTAAAATTGCAAATTGCACGCCATTAGCTTTTGCAGTAGCCCAATTTGGTCTGCCATTATATCTCGAAACATCAACTCCAATTTTTCTCATCCGATCACCTCCTACTTCAAAAATGGGAACACATATAGTAGTAATGCTCCTACTCCTATTCCGATTACAGTTTTAATTACATAGCTTTTTAAGTCTTTTATTTCGTCTAACTGCTTTTTTCGTTCTTCATCTTTTGAATTGTATATATCATCTAACTTTGATGATAATACATTGAAGTTAGATTCTGTTTGCTTTTCTATATTGTCTAGTCCTTTTTTCATATACTCATAGTCTTTTTGCATTAACTGAATTGAGTAATCTTGTCTTGATAATTCTGATTGTAGTTCAGTTATCTTGCTACTATTTTCTGAAATCAAACATCTTAAATCTTCCATTTGTCCTCCTTGTCTATGTTATTATTATTGTTGCTTTTGATGTAGTCTTATATATTGTCAATTTAAAAAAATTATAAAAATTATTTTCAATCGATAGCAAAGGATAATCCTTCTTTGTTACAAAAATATCTCCATCTTTAATTTCGTATTTTTTACCGCCAGCGTTAATTGAGTATTTGTCTGCCGGATTGTCTGTTTTAAATCTATAAGTCGTGTTAGTTTTTAATATATCTGATGAACTAACCCCGATGATATGCTTTCGACTGCTATTTCTCACCATAACAACATATTCTTTAATTTCCTTTTCCCACACAGCATCAATTCCTTGCATGACCTTTACTACCTGTTTACTACCTATCTTGATATCCTTAAAATCCTTGCTTATAAACTTAATCATAAGCACCTAATGGGTATTACATAATGTGTACTACCCCCCCGTGTAAATGTGTATTTTTCAACGTTTTACGCTCCTTTATTCTTTATAAGTTACTATTATTTTTGTATCTATTGGTATTTTTTGAGTAATTCCTAAAATCTCATCAAACGATTTAGTAAAAGATAAAAACGGCATATCGTTTTTGATTCCCCTGTTTATAGTTCCTATTCCTTTTAATTCCACGGAAATTATTTCTTTGTTTCTTAAAGTGTCTTGATATTCTCTTGGGACTATTAATACGTTTGCGTATTGAGATAACTCCTTGGCTGTATTCCACGAAACGCTTTGAGTATCGTTTTTGTTTTTAATTTTTTTCCACACCAAATTACTACCCCTCATAACCTTTACAAAACCCTTTGGAATTTTTGTTGTACTTCCTTTTTTAATCATAGTCTTCTACTCCGTTATAAAGTAAATCGTGTTATTGTCTTTAGAAGATATACTGTCGTACTGACTTTGAGTTCCAGCCCAGAACGACAAGCTACCACCGTTTTTATTAGAGATTTTATCTGTTGACAAGTTGCTCACTTTAGCTTGTAAACTCGATAAGTCACTAGCACTAGCTTTGTTATTGAGTGTATATTGCAAGTTGTTTATGTCGCTTATGTCGTGTTTGTGAGTTGTACTAGCTTTTGAATTTAATGTAGACTGTAGATTTGATACATCACCTATACTGTGAGTATGCTTCTTATCCGCCTTATTATCCAAATCGCCCTTGCTTGCTTTATTATCAAGTGATGTGGATATTGTTGATATGCTATTTGAATTTGCGTTTGCTATTTTTTTCGTGATGTCTATTTCTGATGCGTTTGTACTGATTTTTGTGGATAATTCAGTTATATCTTTTTCTTCAAGCTTTTTGTCAAGTGTAGTCTGTAAACCAGTTACATCTGCTATTGAGTGAACGTGTGCCTTTTCTGATTTGCTATCAATTAAAGCTTTTAATTCATTCACTTCGCCTTGATTAGCTTTTCCCTTTAAATCATTAGTTAATTTGTCAACCACTTCCTGTGACGGTAACTCTTTTAATTTGCTTGATAAAGTTTCTAAATCTTTTTGATTAGCTTTTGCTTCAACACTTGTATTGATTTGTTCAACCGCTTCTTTAGTTGCTTTAGTGTTAAGTTCAGTTTCAATATTTGATATCTTATCGGTATAAGTTTTAGTTGATATTGCTGTGTCTGTGCCATCTACATCAAGTTTTACAACTCCAGCTTTTTCACTTGTTGCTGGTGCAACACTAAAACTATTTACCTTTTCAATCAATTCTTCGTTTGATTTTGATAAGTTATCAGTCTTAGTAGTCAATCCTTGTGTAGTGTCTTTTAACCCTTGAATACTTGTATCATATTCTTTTAATTTAACATCAACTTTTGTATCTTGTTCCGATAATTTTTCTGTAACACTTGCGTTTTGTTGTTTTAATTTATCATCAATATTTGAATTGTTTTTGCTTATCTTTTCATCTACACTTGTTGATAATTCAGTAACTTGATTTGATATCCCATCAGTTTTTGTGTTTAAAGACTGTATGTTTTTATCATTAGATGATATTTTATTGTTTTGTTCTTCCAACTTGCTATTTATACTACTGCTATGTTCTTTTAATTTACCATCTATATTTGAGTTGATATCTGATATAGCCTTGTTATATAAGCTATATGATACTGCTGTATCATCTTCTTCCGATAAGCCTTTTAACTTAACAACACCAGCTGTTGTCTCCGTTGCCCTCTCAATTTTAGGAATCTCTGGTAACTCCCCTGGAGTATTCCCCAGTGATTCAATCTTTTTATTCCATTCACCAAACTTGATATCTCTCTCAGAATCTTTTGTCTGTCTTTGTTTTTCTGCTTCGATACGATTCAGCTCATTAGCTTTTCTCTCTTCTTCGTTAGATTGTCTAGTTTGTTCTTCATTAACTCTAGCCTGTTCATTTGATGTTCTAGTCTTTTCATCTTCAACACGTTCTTGTTCTGATTGAACTCTAGTAGTTTCTTTGTTTTCTCTATCTTCTTCATCAGAATTTCTTTTTTCTTCATTAGTCTTTCTAATTTCTTCTTGCGAATTTCTATTGTTCTCAGCTTCAACTCTTGTAGTTTCATGTTCTTGACGTTCTTTTTCGTTGCCTTGACGATCTTGTTCTTGACTAACTCTTGAATTTTCGCTTTCAGAACGTTTTTGTTCTTCAAGCTTTCTAGCTTCTTCGGCGTTGATTCTTGCTTGTTCGGTTTCTTCTCTTTTTTGTTCATTAGACGTCCTTGTTTGCTCATTAGATATCCTTGTTTGTTCTCCTTGAACACGCTCTGACTCTTGTTGTGATCTCTTTTCTTCATTAGAATTTCTATCAACTTCCTTAGAGTTTCTTTCCTGATCTGCTTTAATTCTAGAAGACTCTTGTTCAGACCTTTTTTGCTCTTCAGCAATTCTCAATTCTTCTTTACTTGCCCTAGCGTTTTCTTGTTCAATTCTTTTTTCTTCGTTGCTTTGATACAACTCATATTTTTGTTTTCTTTCATCATCAGAAGCAATTCTTTTTTCTTCGTTTGCTTGCCTTATTTCTTCATTAGACACGCGTTGTTTTTCGTTATCTACCCTAGTTGACTCAGAAGACTCTCTTTGATTTTCTGATTCTTTCCTCTTGTCTTCATTATCTTTTCTGGTAGATTCATTTTCACTTCTTTTTGATTCTTCTTGAACTCTTAATCTTTCAGATTGTTTTCTTTCTTCTTCACCTTTTTTTAGGTCAGCTAGGCCATCAAATCCATCAAAGTTTTTCAATTTATCTAGTTTTTCTTCAAATCCGTCTAAGCTTTCTTGCATTTTAATAATGTCTATTACCTTGTCTTCACCCAAGTCAATTTGACATGTCATAGATGGATGGACTTGAAGGCTACTTTGCTTTGATTGAATTAGCTCAACATTGTCCTTGTACAATGCAAGTTGAATTATCAGCGTTCCAACCTTTCTTAGCATATCAGTAGTCAGATATACTCTATACTGTTCATCTACAATATCTGCAACACTATATAAAAGCTTAGCTTCGTCTGCATACTTCGCATATAACCTAAGCTCATACTCCGTAGATGCAGGTATTGTATTGCCGTTATTATCCTTTATTCTTACAAGCAACCCTCTTGTTTTAGTGTCTCCTTGCACCACAAAAAGATGCTGTATTTCATTATTTAAAAAATCAATACTAATATTTTTTAAACCAATTGTTTCAATAGATTTACCCACCTAGTTCACATCCTTTAATTTTATTGACTCTTGAATTGACTTCATAGTCTCTTCAAGCTCCATCATCTTGTCAAAAATCTCAGTCATTGCTTCTGCTTCTTTCAGCTTCTTTTCCTCTGCTTCGATTTCATCATTTGTTTTCTTTTTCTTAAGCTCAGCTACTATATCCGACAACTTATCATCTAACTTATCCACAGTGCCAGTTATCATAGCTCCGTCTTCTCTCAAATACTCAAATCTTGTATTATTTTCGTTTATATAAATACTTATCATTAAATTGACCCCCTTATGTGATATGCGATTTTAAAAGCCGATGTTGCCGATCTATTGTAATAGTTCTGAACCCTAACCTTAAAGTATGAGCTGCCATAGTCAACAACGTGAAGCACTATTGAAACACTACTACACCTAATAATCGTAGCCCCTATATACGTTATATCCGATATAGAAGGAGAGAAATTAACAGTATAAAAATTAGAATACCCTCCATTTCCTAGTGAATTAGGATAAGTAATTTCACCCAAATCGGCAATCCCGTAAATGTCTCTAGTGCTATCAGTATCAAGTCTTTTAGCGGTATTATATGATGCAAAAGGATTCAAATTTACAGCTTTGTTTCTTACCTTTAATTCACTTCCTATATTCAAAGTACTTATATTAGCGCTTTGTGTATAAAGTTTATTATCAACCTTAATTCTATTCGCGAAAATATCTCCCTTTACTTCTAAATTGTCATTTCCTACAAGTTTATCATCAGGAAACTTTCCAATCCCAACACTGTTACTCTTTGGATTTATGGCAATTCCTATAGATTGTGTTGGCACCGTAACTAAAGCAGTATAACTTCTGAACTTATCCGTCGCAGTTACTCTAACCTCATACGATGCAAACTCCTTGTACCCACTTCCCAAATACACTGATTGAGTAGTAGATGCAATACTTATGTTTGCACTGTATTTCGTTGAAAAACTCCCACTAGGAAGTTCCCTAACCTCAACCCTAATATTACAAAGATTATTATCAGTACTACCGCCAGATATAGTATGTTGCACCTTCACAGAAGCGTTTAATCTCTCTCCTTGCCTTGTAACACTACATTCAGCAGCTGGTGGATTGTACTCTTTAACACTTATATATTTGCTATAAGAACTTCTTTGACTTCTGCTATCTACGACTTCGAAGTCTATACTTCTTGTTCCAGATTTAGATACACTACCAATGTTGATAGTAGAACCATTTGAGTATGTCGTGTATCCATCTAAAGTCGCCAAATACTTTTCTATACTTGCGCCAGTATACGCTTCAGCAGATACGTATGCACTGATATCACTAATGCTTGTATAAAATGAGCCACTTCCGAACACATCTCTAACTTGTGAGTTACCCTCACGAACAGAAACATAAGATATGTTTGGTTTTTTTATTTCATAAACACGAAGAGTAATAGTCTTTGAAACACTAGTCCCATCATCAGCCCTAGCCGTAAACGTCACATATCCACTAGAATCATTACCGAATACATCAGAGAATGTACTTGCCTTAAAAGTGAAACGCGTACTACTTGAAAGACTACCTACATATCCGGAAAGGATATCCGTCTCCCATCTAATATCCCCACTTCTTCCATCAATATTTGTAATATTAATAGTTACTTCGTCTCCAATATTAGCAGTAGACACCACATCAGCCACCGAATTGACAATACTCATACTCATTGGCTTTTTTCTTGCAATCGTTGGTAAAGTCATCGTAGCACTTAAAGAACAAGTACCTCTGTGAGTTCCTGCACTTGCTTTAATTGCAAAATACTTTGTCCCATCACTCCAGTGTTTTACAGTAAAAGTACCACTACACAATGTAGAACTTCCACCCCTGTCAAAACTATATGTTGTCCTAGTGTCCTCAATTGTCTGATTATTACAAATTAAAGAAGTGGGTCTCTTTGTTTGAGAATACCCACTTCCTCCGCCTCTACTTTCAAGATATAATCTGTATCTTATAGTAGAGCTATTATCAGCTTCTGATTGACTGATAACATTCATATCCAATTTAAAATACGCATACAAGCTTTGTGGCGCTGTACCAGTATATGTTGCCATTTATTCCTCCTAAATCGGTTTAATAATCGTGTATTTGTTTACACCATTATCGTGCTTTGTAACCATGTGATATCCAAACTCCAATACACCGTCAACCTTTAAATTCGGTACTTGTACTTGTGAATTTGCAAATCTTGCCACCGTCTTAGTCCCGTCTACAATTTCTAGTGCATTGTTTTTAAGAATCATCTTAACTGCTTCGTCTTTTTTACCAATGAGAATACCTTCCTCACCGAAGTCAAAGAAAGTTGTTATCGCTTCTATTGTGAGCTTACCTGCTCCGACATTTTCTTCGATTACCTTGATTCTGTTTTGAAGTGACAAACTCTCATTTTCCAACGCTTTTTTCACAGTATCTGCGTATGCCTTAGCCTTTTCTATCTCAACAAAGCTTTTAGTCACGCTATCTTTGTCTGCTTTCTGACTAATCAACACCTCAACGGCTTGTTGTCTTGACTCGATGTCCGTTACAGTCTGTGAGTCGGCTTTTTGCTCCAAATCTGACCTAACACCATCAATCTCTTTCCAAATCTCCGTTGTGTCTGCTGCTTCTCCTTTTTCGCCTTTTATCCTTGACCAAGTATACTTCCTATAATCTGTACTATCGGCTTTACTATAATCTGTATATTGACCAATGTAATCGCGTTTAGGACTGTCAACGCTGAAATCTTTGCTACCATCTGCGCTATTACTATACGCTATGTGTAAGTATGGTGTTTTTCCATCTGAACCTTGTTTTCCAGCAATTCCTTGGTCGCCTTTTAGCCCTCTAATCTTTGACCAGTTATATTTTCTGTAGTCTTCTGAATCAGTCTTGTTACTATCAACATAAATTCCAATATAATCTCTGCTGCTTTCACTTGTACTAAAATCTCTTGATCCATCTTTACTGTTACTATAAGCAACATGAGTGAATGTGCTTTGCCCGTCTTTACCATCACGACCTTGAGGACCAGGAAGTCCGTCCTTACCATCTTGACCTTGTAGACCTCTCAGACCTTGCTCTCCACGATCACCTTTTTCGCCTTTTACAAGCATCCACGTATACTTCCTATAATCTGTACTATCGGCTTTACTATAATCTGTGTAAGTTCCAATGTATGCCTTTTCTCCTGCCTCACTAACAGAAAAATCCTTACTACCGTCAGCACTATTCGCCCAAGCTGTATGGAAATATGGTGTTTTTCCGTCAGCACCAGCTTTACCAGGAATGCCTTGCGACCCATCTTTGCCTATTTTACTAACAGAATATCCTGTTTCTGAAGTATTATCAGTATAACTCCATACTGTTTTCGTCCACAGAAAATCACCAGGACTTGTGCTTGGTATACTACTAGTCCACCAACCAGTAGGTGCAGTAGTTCCGTTTGAAGACTTAGCATAAGTTATAGTAGTGGTCTTAATACCCACACCGTCTTTACCAGCAATTCCGTCCTTACCAGTGTTACCATCTTTAGCGATATAAGTCTTTGTATATCCAGTTTCTGAAGTATTATCAGTATAACTCCATACTGTTTTAGTCCATAAATACTTACCTTTCGATAAACTAGGTACTGCTTTAGTCCAGCTAGTAGGCTCATTTGTTTCAGAATTAGACAAACCGTAGGATATATCCGTGGATTTTAATCCAACACCGTTTTTACCTGCAACTCCATCTTTACCGTCGTCACCTTTGAATAATGACCATTCATAACTTTTTGGATCTGTTGAGTCAGCTTTTTCAAAGTCTGTGTAGAATCCAATATACTTTTTCCCGGCTGTAGCAGTTCTTGTGAATCCAACAGTTCCGTCCTCACTATCGGCATAAGCGAAGTGCACATACGAAGTTCTTCCATCCTTGCCATCTTTACCTGGCATACCATCTTCGCCATCACGACCTGGAGGACCTGCATTAAATTCAAGTAACTCCAAGTCTCTTTTAGTGATAGTATCTTCCCATCTATCACCTTTCCACAACCTCTTGAAGTGATTACCTTTGCCATCGTCCCACTGCCACACATCGCCCCACTGTAGAATTTTACGGTTCGGTTCTTGTTCTTGCTTGTATATGCCAATAGTCAAGTCCTTTATGGTTATAAAACTTGTAGCTACAGCAACATCATTCAACATAGCAGAACATGTAAAAGTAGCTTGTAAATCAACATCAGAATTACTTATCCCAAGAATATTACCAACTGAGCCTTCTTTAGATTTGTTCCAGTCCTCATCACTCGTAGTAATTTTGTCCTGGTATTCGGACACTCTTTCCCAAACAAACTTATCAATCGTAGCAGTTTGATCCACACCTGCTTTAGTTACAATAGCGGTGATTTCCGTTGACAACACACCATCTTTGAACACATTACCTTGACTTGATGATAGTTGCATTTCATACGGAACATTTTGCCAATTGAATTTGCTACTATACACAGATTTTTCCAAACTCAAAAGTCTTTCAGAAATCCCTGCTTTTTGTTCTTCAAAGTTTGCAAATATAGCAGAGTTGCTAAGCTCATCACACAAGCTCCTTGTGATATCCACAAGTCTAGCAGATAAGTACAACGCAGGTTTAAATCCATGGTCTATAATTCTGATGTAGTCCCCAATTTCTAATTCACCTGGAAGTTGTCTTAGTGATACCTCATAGCTAATTTTTGCCTCGTTGTTGTTTTTTAAGAACCTCAATCCCTCATCAAACAACGTCTTTTGACTAGTAGCTTCGCTGTCATACATTCTTATGAAATATTTTTGACCTGTTTTATTGAATCTAGTCCACTTCTTAGCTGCTTCTCTATCGCAAATCAGACCATCATCAGTAACATAGAATCTGCCATCATCATACTTGTATCCAACCAAGTCCGTGTTAACTTCGTGTTCTTTGTACGTTACTTGTTCAGTACTTGAAGCAGTAGCACCAGCATTAGTATATCGTTCAGAACCTTTCATGATGTTTGCAATCTTATCTCCCCATGCCTTATCACTAGCATAGTTATGTCCATTTTTATCATGATTCATAGCATACAACGTCTTTTGTCCGCGGTTATAGTAGTGTTCTTTTATCCATACAGCACCATTAATAATACCTGCCTGTAGGCTTCTATTACTGCTTTTCTTAGCGTTATCAGGATTACTATCATACGCATTAATACCAAAATAATTGTGATATGTTCTTGCAATCCTACTGCTGCCCCACGCACTTTCTAGTGCTGCATGAGCTAATATATATCTTGCATCTAATCCAGATTGACTTTGTGCTTCTATGAATACTTGACCTTGTCCGTTAAATGGTGAATTCGGTGCTTTTGCTCTTATCCAGTTATTGATTTGAGTCGCAGTTATACCTTGCAATCTCTTGCCCAAATCGTGTTTTGTAACATCAGAATTAGTCCAGTAAGTCTTTTTAGTAGCATCAACTATAGTTCCGCCTTTGTTCTCATTCCAACGATAGAACCTAACATTTGGACCAGTCCATCCATTAAGCTTAGTTGTTACAATCCCATTAATTGAGCCGTATAAAGTACAATGTATGATTGTGTTTTTATCTAAGATTACTCCTGTGTGACCTTTGTTATTGTGCCTTGATACGAATATGTCTCCGTATTGAATTTCTGATTGATTGATTTGATGAAAGTACGTTCCAGCATTACCCCAAGCCCATAATGTCCCCGTAGTTGGTAGCCCCACAGATTTTGGAAAAAGTCCAGCAAATTTTGCCGCACTACTTACAGAACTTGAACAATCGTAATAATTAGGACCTTCACGTCTAGCTTGTGAATACCTAACCTTACCCTCTCGTGATTTCATCCATTTTACGAATAACTCAATCTTGCTATTTGGAGCAGGTTTCTTTTTATCTTCTTCGATTTCAACTTGCTTTACTTCTCTGATTTGCTCCTTGTGAGGTTTACCTACAGCTCTTACAGCAGTACACAAGTCCGCAATTGACACAGTACGCTTAACATCACTGACATCACGCCCGAACTCCAGTCTGTACCCAGTTTCTTTACCGCGTTTCTTATAAAAGTTAATGACCTTTTTGTCTATTGCGTTACCATTTAATTTAACATCATAGCTAATCTCACAACCGAAACGACCTGCAATCATAGCAAGTCTTTTAGTCTTAGTAGTTGTCCCATCAAATTTAAAAGCTAAGTTTTTATCCTTAGCCTCATTAATTCCAACAACCCAGTCTGATTTGTCACCAAGAGTATTATTGACCCATTCAACAAGAGTCCCCTTGAAATCTTGTTCTGCAATATCTTCGTTAAGTAAATCAAGCCCGCAATCTTCTGCGACTATCTCCTTGGAATATCTTGTTTCAACAACCTCAGTAATCTCTAAAAGAACAGGCTTTTTCTTGTATCCTGTAGCAACGATCAAACAACCCGCTTCTATAAGTTCAACATCCTTTTCAACAACCTTGTCAATACTGCAAGTAAGCATACAAGTTCCAGTTTCTAAGTTTTCGTTGAACTTATCATCTTGAAAATGCACACCATCTGGATAATCATTACTAACTATTGTCAGTGTTTGTAGATTTCTATCTGTAACTATTAACATTTGAACACCTCTCTGTAACTAACATCACAATCAACGAACGATCCGAATTCTCCCTCAGTAGTTATCGCTATCTCCTCTGTCCCTGGATAAATTGGAGTAGGCTTGGAACCAAATGCAATTGGCATCAAACATCTATGTCCATTGTGATAACAAAAACCAGTGTTCATATCGATTCTCACAGTATCTCCATCATTGAAGTTAAACCTAGGAATAGCTACATTAATCATAGAAAACTCTTCCTTGCTTTTATTCTCAACATAAATATCTGCATCATAACCCGTAATAGTCATGTGCATTGGATTACAAGCTTGAATAAAGTCGTAGTTGTTCTTCTTAGTGCATAACACATAAACATCACTAGCCACTACATCATCAATCTCAGCATTCATTAGCCTATAAGTGTAGCTTTTACCATTCAACTGATTATACATGTAGTATGTAACCATAGCACCTCTTTTAGTAATAGTTACAGCACCTGTCCAGTCAGCTTTGTTGTATCCAGTGTGAAGTTTACCATCGTCTCCACACAAGCACACCATTGCCATTCTTCCATCACCGTTTATGGTTTCAATCCTCATACCGCCAATCATGTTTTGATCCTTATCAGTGATACCAAAAGTCAGAAAACCGAATTGTCCAGGGTTTGCTTTGTAATTGAATTTGAAAGTCATCTCCCAATCAGTCGCATTGTTAGTAACCTTGCGATGCAAAGGTAATGTTGAAAAAGTCTTTAAACTTGAAGAATCCCATACAGGATATACACCAGTAACAGTGCTTTGGCTTTGACCTTGAATATCTTCTTCAAGTAGCCAGCCAATGTAACCTTCCTTGTCAAGAAGCCTATATGCCTTCTTTGATTTTGACTTGTTCACAGATTTTGTCTTATCAAATCTGAAAGACTTACCTTTTACCCAATTAGCAATCCTCACTCCATTGTCCCAATACCTTGCGTTCTTTGACACAGTAACAGTTCCGTTAGAAGTTTTTGGGCTTGATGTAGTAGTATTAGACACCTTCCCATTAAAATCACTATCAGCTATAAGCTTAGACGCATCCACAATGTCCCAGCCATCGCTAGTTTTCATAACCCTATCAAGAATAGTTAAAGTTCCCTTGCCGCTCTTGAACAAACTACTAGTTTGCTCCTTGTGTATCTTCATCTGCTTAATCGGTGCAAACTCCTTGCTATCCCCAAATTGGAAACTACCGTGCTTACTAGTCACGCCAATCATTGTAACCTTGCCATGACATGTGAAATCAAAAATAGGATACGTCTTATCCGTACCCTTGTTTTCGCACATAATAATCTTAGCATTAGCTTGCGACAGTTCCACAGGCTCTCTCTTATACCCACAAGCAGATGGAATGATAAAAGTTAGTTCGCCCTTTGTGTAATTATATCCTTCTTCAATTTCTGTAGTTCCGTCTAATTTAGCATAGTAAATAACATCAGGATTATCATAAAAGTACAATTCTGATAACTCCTCAGTTACTAAAAGATTAGCAAATAAATTTCTAATCTCGTTTTTGTTTTGTTTTACAGTATTGTATTTGATCTTAAAATACAACGGATCTCTTCTTGTACTTATCAAATCAGCCCCATTAAAACTTATATAATCATTCAACCTATTGCTAATATTTGAAGCAATAGGTCTGTTGATTTCTTCTACAGTTAGTAAATCCCTAAAATCAGTACCATTGAAGAAAAATCCGAACTTTTTTTCTTTGTCAACTGTAACAAATTTTAAAATATCATTCATTAATACAACTCTCCTCTTCTTCTTTCTCTGATTTTTTGATTTCTCTTTAAGAACTCATCTGTAAACTTATACGTTCCTCTTGCAACTTCTCTAGAATCCATCTCACTAGTTACAGTTAAATTCAAATCTCCTAACTCTCTTACAACAAGTGATTGAACACCGTTTGTGCTAATAGCTTTGCCAGTATTTTCGACATTAGAATCTTGATTAAACACTCCCGTTCCACCTAATACTACTCTTTTCATTTCAGAAGTATTAGATACGTTATTTCTCATATTTAATCCAAATCCTTTTTCAGCATATTCTTTAAAATCCTGAATAATATTTTTAGCGTTATCAATTGTCCTTACGAATCCGCTATCATCAAGATCAAACTCAAATCCAAGATTATTATCAGAACCTATAATGCTTGATATTGTGTTTCCCATAGAATTAACATTTGATTTCACATCATCAAACCCACTATTTAACCCACTATTCAAACCAATCATTATAGCATTACCAGCAGGAATCAAAAGCTTTCTATCCACCTGTATCGGTCCTTTATGCTCTCTTATCCAATTTCCAATGCCACCGATAAAGTCCTGAACCTTTTTATACGCCGATTTCAAGCCATTTAAAAAACCATTCATAATCTTTTTACCAATATCAACCAAGCTTATACTTCTCAACGAATTAAAGATATCCTTGACCTTATTGATTATATTTTGAACGCCCGTCTTTAATCCATTAAACACTGATATAGCTCCATTTACTAATCCAGTAGCTATATTAATTACAGACGTTTTTATCGCATTCCACACGCTTGAAAATACATTTTGTATTCCAGTTATAATATTTGATAGAGTAGTCTTAAGTAACTCAAATCCTGCAATAACTCCATCTTTGATTACAGTGACAACTGTTGTAATAACAGTCTTAATACCTTCCCACAATAATCCAGCAGTCTCTTTGATTTTATCCCAAATAAGTTGTAAATCTGATTGTAATTGTGTGAAATTCCCAGTTACCAAATCTATAACCAGTAAAATTGGAGTCATAATAACAAGCTTAATACCTTCCCATAGCCCCTTAGCAATAGATACTATTCCATTCCATATTCCTGTTAAATAACCCGAAACTCCATCCCACACACTAGTAACAGTTGATGTTATACCATCCCAAATTCCACTGAAGAAATCCTTTATACCAGTCCAGATTTCTACAGTAGTTTCTTTGATACTATTCCATGCATTAACGAAAAAATCTTTTATCGAACTAGCAACATTATTTACAAAATTCCTAAATCCTTCGAAATGCTTATAACAATAAATTAGTACTCCTACTACAGCTACAATTCCAGCTATAATTAAAATTATAGGATTAGCCATTAATGTAGCCCATAATCCTTGGAAAGCACCGCCAATTGCACTTATTCCGCCTTTTATGCCGCTAGCAACACCTGATAAACTAGCTCCAAGACTACTAAAAGCACCAGGAACGCCCTTTATAATTTCAACACCTTGACCTAACCCGTTAACAGCTCCCGTAATCTTGTTTACGCCATCAGTAACACCTTGTGCAATTGACACAATACCTTTGAAAGCCAAAAGAGGAGCAAGAACAGCCAAAATAACTGGAGCTAAAGGTCTAAGTCTTTCATACCATTTTTGAAATTCTCCTGCAACTTCTTTAACCTTATCCATAATATCTGGAATGTGATCTGAAATATATCCGAAAGCTTCACTAACTTTTTGTTTAATCTTATTGATATTATCTGATATAGTTCCGAAACCTTCCGACTCTGCCCACTCATTAAAGCTTTGAATAACATTAGCAACACCGTTTTTAATAGCCGTTTGTAAGTTCTGCATCGATGTTCCTATACCCTTTGTAGCTTCCAATGCAGTATTATGCCAACTATCAGCGCCTTTGTTTAATTCAACGAATTTATCAGTAACCTGATCCATAGTGATATTACCTTTTTTAAGAGCTTCATAAAAATCATTAGTTGCACTCTTACCAGTAAATCCAAATGCTCTCGCAGTTTTATCCAACGCATAAGGCATAGTCTCTTGAAGTGTTCTCCAACTTTGCATATCAACCTTTCCAGCAGACAACATTTGCATATACTGTTCCAAACCACGACCTGCTGATTCACTACTTGCACCACTTGCTAAAAAAGCATCATTCAATGCTAAAGTAGCATCAGTTGCCTTGGGAACATCGCCCATAATAGTTGTCATACGTTGAGTTGTACTAGCAATGCCATCTAATGTCGTAGGAAGTCCTTGGATACCATTTGATAGGCTTTTAATAGATGCTTTTGCTTCTTCGCTCTTATATCCCATTTGTTCCAATACCTTCGGAAACTGATTAAGAGTATCCACCCTTGACACAGCTCCGTCAACAGCTCCACTAATAGCTCCCATAGCCATCGAAAAACCCTTTACAGCTAATTGTGCAATACCAAATGATTTAGCCATTTGTCCGATTCCAGGAACCGCTCCTGAACTAGCTTCGTTGATTTTATTTTTCGTATCTTCTAAAGTACCACTAACCTTTTTAAATGCCTTTTCCATACTACTAGCATCGCCATTAATCTCAACACTTAAAGTATAGTCAGCCGCCATAATCTCACCTCCTCAATCCATTAGCTTCGTAAATTTTATCAACCCAAGATTTACCCTCTTTTTCTTCAGTCTCAAAGATTATTTCAGCATCATTTCTTGCCTTTTCCTTATCCAAAGGCTTTTGAATTTTCTTCCATAATTTTTGAAACCTAGCGTTTTTCTTTCTAAGTGCATTACTAACTGCATTCAATACTGCATTTCTAAGATATGTTGTTTCTTGCACAGTTTTTGTCTCATACGCTTTTCGAATAAATGCAACGTCTCTTGGCGTTAATTGTTCGTAATCTTCTCTTGAATACCCAAAATTTACAACATAAAAAGCGAAATCAATATCATCAGCATATTCAGTAGTTAACCTCACATACTCCTCATCGATTTCGCTATTATCTGTTTCAAAATATTCTAATTCAATTAAACGCCTTGGAAGAAAAAAGGACAGTCAATCTTTATTTCATTCACAACCAACATGTTAACAAAAATCAATCCCTTTTCATTAATCAACTTGTCAAACAAATCTGATGCCTGTTCTATTGCTATTTTACCTGCATCAATTTGATACAAAGAATGTGAAAAAAGAACCCTCAAAGTAGTTAATGGTAGCATAGCATTATACTTAGATAATTCTCCCATCAAAGAACTTCCAATAGCTCTTTCAATATTTTCTAACGCTTTTAAATTGAACTTTAACTCATACTTCTTTTCGTTTAAGTTTATTATCGCTTTATCACTCATCTTATACACCTACTTTATCCCCAGGCATTGCATTAGCACTCTTATCACCACTAGTTAAATCAACTAACGCTCCATTACCTTCAAGTGAAATAGAATATGTCATAGCGTCATCAAATGGAGCCTCAATAGAATAATCCGTTACCGCAGCAAGTCCTCCGAACATTCCTTTTTTCTCTTTAACATTCACAACCTTAATACAAACAAGGTCTGAATCCTCAAACGCTTTGGATAGAGCTTTATGTGCCTCATCACTAGGTACAAATAAGCCGTCATTATCAATAGACCACTCTTTCATACCTGCAATCTTCGATTTCCATCCACCAACAGTATCCTTACTAGATACCTCAATAGAATCACTTGTTCTATTAATCTTTAAACCTTGTTGACCACTAATTCCCAATAGTTTTTGACCATCAGCACTAAATATAGCCAACAAAATATCTTTTCCAGCTACAGCTTTTGAAGCAGAACTAGTAAAATCACAATATAAGTTATTTTCAAACGCTTTTGTTAAATCTCCCATAATAATCTCCTTTTTTAAATTTTGACCTTAAATCCATAACAAAGCTTAATCTCAAACTCTAAAATAGCATGCCATGAACCTGTTTCTTCTTGTTCCAACGATTGTAATCCGATTTCGTCTTGCCTTATAACAGAAATATTGTTATCTTCAAACCTCAACTCATCTGTAAAAGCTTCTTCCACTTCTGTAATAAGCTTGTACATTTCGACTTTGCTATTGGATTCTTCTGCAACGATATGAACCAATATATTGAATACTTCGCCCCACATTGATTTCGTGTTCTCTGCCCTCTTATCGTACAATTCCACATAAGCAAACGGAGGCTTTTCATCCACTGGAACATAGTCGTAAGCCCTTAATAGAGTATTCTTTTCAATTAAGTCCTGAACTATCTTAATAAAGTCTACAATACCAATTTTTTTAATCATTTTTTCAGTTCCTTTAGCAAATCATTCATATATATTCTTCCCTGTTTACTAACATTTCGTTTAAGATATCTTTGACCATCAACGTGTCCATTCTTACCAACATCATGCCCATATTCTACATGTGGTGCGTACTCTTCGGTATAATAAAAAATACCTTTAAATCTTGTACTTGGAATAGCTTCTCTTAACCTACGGCTTTTAATCAAATCTCCGTTATCTCTCGGAGTTCCAGGAGGTCTTTTTGCTCTGTTAAATATTTCCACTAAACTCTTATTAGCAACACCATAAAACCTAGCCTTACTCTTTTTATAAAGAGCTTGTTCAAGTCTTTTATCGCCCTTTAACGAATATCTCATTTACCTACCCTTTCTATGATAAAAAATATCCATCTTCCGATGTCCTTGACTTCAATTACCTTATAAACCTCGTCTTCGATTTTCACCTTCTCCAAACTCTTGGCAAAGCTAATATCAAAGCCATTGCAAAACATTTTTCTTGAATTCTTAGTAACATCACGTCCGAAAATTTCAATATCATCTCTAGTCCAGTTAGTAATTCTACAAGGATAATAGTTTTCACTTACCTTATCCTCATACATCTTATTTTTTAATTCGTCTTGCCCATTTTGAATTTTGAAAATAGGGTACAGCCTTAAATACATCATAAAAAGCGAATCATCCTTTTACCCTTACTATCATCTTTAGAGTTCATATAAATATATGATCTAAACTCATCATCATATTCACTCAATACATCACTGACAAATGATGTGGAGATAGTATCCACACTTTCAGAATTAATACCTTCGTAGTTAATCCTTCTAACCATTTTCACAGTTGCATCGACTGCTATTGAATACAATAAACCACTTAATACACTATCGCCAACACGCAAACAAATTCGGTCAGCGATAGTAGTGATTAATTCTTTCAAATTGTCATCAGTAGCAACAACATTGTAAGGCTTAATTCTTGTTTGCACTCTCTCTAACAACTCTTTTAAATTGTCTTCTGTTATTGCTCCCATATGGTATCTACGCTCCTACAGTTGCTGGAGCAGGTTCTGTTATTTTAACCTTTACAATACCGTCCAATCTCTCAACATACATTAACATTCCACTCATTAATAATGTTTGAGTAGTAGCAGACGTATGATCCAAGAAATGAGTCATACCTATATAACCCAATCCAACACCATTTAAACCGAACTCTCTAGCCATTTCTGAATTAGTAGCGTTGATATATGCTAATACAATGTTTTCAGGAACAGTAGCCCAAATTTCGCCTTCTGCAATATCAGTAGTAGAAATAATAGTTGTGTCCGTAAATGCATTGATAAAAGTCATACCAAATGCTGTTTGAGTAGTAATGTTAGCATTACCCAAGTATTTTGCAATGTCCAATGGATTTGCAAATATAATGCATCTTTGTGATCCAAAATCTTCAAACAATGCTTGTAACTTACCCCAAGCACTAGCAACCGCACCTTGAAGTCCGTTTCCTAACGCTTTTTGAGTAGTAGATCCAGTTTTTAAAAGAGTAACAAAGTCCTTTCTAATTTCTTTTTGTAACTTTTGTACAAGTGCATCATCAGTATTTGTCACCGCTTCATTAGATCCATACATTTGAACAGCTTCAGCAGTAGTTGCCTTTCTGTATTTCTTTAGTGTAATCTCTTTTGTAGTTTTTTCTTTTCTAGTAACCTTAGATAAAGGAATAGTCTCTCCTTCAGCTACATTTCCATCCGCCAAAGTAACATCGTACTTATCATAAATTCTAATAGTAGAACCATTTGTCAATGATATTCTTCTAGTAACCCCTAATAACTCCAACATTTTGCTTACATTTTCTTGAAATGTATTAGTAACATCAACCGTAATAGGGTATTTTAAATCTTGTTTTTTTATTAAATTTGCATCTGCCATTTTTAAATTCTCCTTTTTACATAAATAATTCTTCGTTTTCTTCAATCAAACGTTGACGTTCTTGCCTATCCTTCACTGATAAAATATCCTCTCTCGTTAAACCAGCAACAGATTTTTGCTTAGGAGTCTTTCCTTTTAGCTTTTCATTCACAGCCCTCTCCACGGCCGTTTTAAAAGCCTTAGAAAAACTATCCACACAATTCTTAGTATCCTCTGCATTATCGCCGATAAGCATAGCTACAACCTCATCAGGCAAATTAATATCTGCCTCTTTCAACATAGAGTTAGCTTCTTTAATCATGTCGTTTTTAGCTTCTTTATTCTTGTATTCTTCTAACTCTTTTTGAAGTTGTTCCACCATATATTGGTTTTTTTGCTCCGCATTCATCTTTGCAAGCTTTTTAGCTTCTTCCTGTGCTTTCTCGTTCTTAGCCTTTTCCTTAGCTAATCTGTCTTGAACAATCTTGTTAACCTCATCTTGTGTAAAAGTCTTTTCAGTTTCTTTTTCAGCATCAACATTTGCTTGATCCACTTCTGTTTCTGCCTCTTCATCTGCAAATAGTTGCAAATTCAAAGGTATTTTTCTTATGTCTTCCATTTTCTTCTCCTTTTTACATGTAAGTTCATGAATTTATATATGTTCTAGCTTTAACCTCAGCTAGTTGAGTGCATTAAAAAATAGACAGTTTATAGACTTATCTAGGTCTAGTCATACAGAATGTGATATTCCTTGTCTGACTTTATATAAATACCAGTTTAATCAAACTTGATATTGTATCTACATTTTTTAATAAAAAATTTTTAATTTCTTGCATTTTACTATTTTCAGTCAGAAATTGCATACCTTTAAAAGTAATCCTCATTTCTGATAAATCATTGCAAATTATAGACTCAATCCCCCAAGCATGCACAAAAATTAACCCCTCAATAAAGTTTTCTTTCTGCATCATCTCAAGCAAATCACTAAGATAATTTTCATCTATGTTACCAACAGCCGTTTTGAACTCTTTGATATCAAATACCGTCTTTCTTTTTAAAACTGCATACAAGTATGTCAGAATCTTAAAAACAATAACATTATAATCATCCTTTGCCAAAACACATCCACCTCCTAAAATTTTGCACTAAAAAAGCACATCTATCATTTACCGTAATAATAGTTAGTGTGCTTAATCAATACCACATTATTTTACAATCTTTTATTTCTTGTTTACCTACTGCCATATTTCTTAAAGCATTCAAGGCGTTTATAGCATAAGGATAACCTGAGTATTCTTTCTGATCTGTCTTACTTAGGTTTATCTCATAGTCATTCAAATCTTTAAGATCGGAAGAGCACACGTCTG